CGTGGATGACGTCACAATAGCAGTGGGTTGATCGTTTGCTGTGCAGTTGGCAGAAGAAATGTAGCCAAGACCAGTGGTTCCTAAATTGAACCGCCCACGTGTGACATTTTTAACTTTCTGTGAAGGGAGAGGGTACAAGTCGCATGGTAAACAAGCTCCCTCGGAACACGCCCAAGGATTAACAAGACACTTGGCATAGTGACCCGAACATTCGGGCATACGGTAAACCTGTTTAATCGTTCCAGGTTTCGCGCTAGGTTTCTTTGCAGCAGGTTTTCTAGGACCAAGCTTTTTAGGAGCATTAGGTTTGCGTTTTTGAGCAGTAGTTGTTTGGTTATTTAAAGATTTTGGTTTATTACTTTTAGTAGTATCCATGTTACAGAGACAAATCCGTCCGATTTGTTCCAACCAACCTCCTTGGGGTACGACCCCTCGGACTAATGAAGTGGATAAAAAATTAGAAAAACCACTTCCTTCTGTTCCAGTGTAAAACTGTTCGATTTCCTCGTGTGTTAGTTCAACACAAAACTCTTTAAGGGAAGCAGAAGTTGTCTTAAGACCTCTAACATGGTTTCTGTAAATGTCGTAAACATTTTTAAAAATGTAGTGTTTTGGACTTTTGTACGACATTATATACAATGAGAATACGCGCGAGCAGTAATTTTCAAGAGACATTTGTTCCTCTCCATATAAAAGGGAAAAAGCTAAGCGTTCTTCATTGTATAAAGGGTAATAGGTGCCATTTTCAAAATGGAATGATGCTCCAAGAAAAGAGAGAGCGGATAAGTCTTCAGTAGTGGAGACATTAAGAAATTTGATTTTCATTCCAAATTCAGTAAATATTTCTTGTAAAAAGGAGATGTCTGTCATGAGAGAAAATTCTTCATCAACAGCACCTATATTATCATCACCAAACAAATAAATAATTTGTTCGGAAATTTGTGCAGGAGTGGGTGAGTAACCACATTTTTTCACATGTGCTCTATACATAGCATACATTACTATTATAATGTGACATAAAATGTTATCTTGAGTTGTGGTTCCACTACCAGATGGATTACCATAAGGTTTAACAACCAAAGTTCCATCGGGAAGAATAAGTGTAGGATGTGTTAAATTATCAACCATCCAATCAAAAACAACGCGAAGATCAGAGGGGAGTTGGTCGTATATTTTCTCTTTCTTATAGTTATACAAGAGACCAACTATTGGGAGAAACTTATCCCATCCACTAACATCATAGCAGAAACGGTACGGCTTCAAAAGAAGAGATTGAGCCAGGCGGTTAAAACCACCATAGTAAGGAGTGAATCCATAAGCCGACCATTTAAAATTTTTAAGTTTTTGACTGATGTTATATCCAAACATATGCTGGTAGTAAAGCAAATGCAATGGAGATATTTGAAAAAGGCGTATCTTGTTATCCATGATATCAACCGATTCTTTAGGTTCAACCTTTGGACGAACACTCCAATACACAGGAAACTTCCAAACCTCAGAAGGGTTTAGGATAGTATTGAAGAGCGGATGTGTAAAAACTTCACGCTTGGTTTTAAAACCATATTCATTCCAAGGAAAGCCAGGGCTTTTACTGTCGTCCATAGCATCAAATATAACTTCAGAAGAAGCAATGCTATCAACAAAACAATCTTTGTAACAGTCATCAAAAATGTGAAGGACTGAAGACATAATATTTGGATTGTATGTCGGCTGTACCCAGTCATCCCAGGATTTAACAGTCTTCTGTGTATTAGCCACAGTTGGACGAACAACACCAAAATCCCCAAAAGGAAATAAAGATTTTATGTTTGGTATTTTCTCTTTTAATATTTTTGATTTTTCTAATTCGACCGAATTTAGGGGTTCATCATTTTTTATAGTTTTTCCATAAAGGCGACCCAAAACCTTCATATTTTTAAACACGGTACTAGAGGATTTTGGTTTGTGTTTTAACTCAAATCTAGTAGCCTCTTCTACCAGATTAGTCGGGGGTTTCCAGCCCCCAGTTATTTTACTTCAGCTTTGTTGAGGACAACAGCATGATTGTTGTTGCCTTTAGTGTTATTGCCAGCGCTGACATAATGCATAGCGAGAGCTTTTCCATCAACAAGAAGAAGAGAGCCACATGAGCCAGGGGATGTGGAAACACTGTGTGTTAGATAGTTGTCATGAACGGTAATAGCTGAGCTACTAACAACATGATTTTTCGTAATAGGACATATTCCAGAGAACATAACTTCATCTGGAAGTGGACCACTATACATAGTGAATTCCTTACACATCCACCCAAGTGTTGACACTGGAGTACGGACAACTTTACTTCCCAAATCATGACCACACCACTGTTCCCATTTTAGATCTTTTAGAAAGCATTTTCTTCCTTGGTGTAAGACATAGGCGTCAGTTGTTATTAAATGGAGTAAGCAGTAGTAGTGGAGTTCCTTCCCGGAACGAATTTTCACAAGCTGTCCATGAAAATCATCATTAACGTAAATTGCTATAAATGAAGAGCTTAAGGATTGTAAGGAAACAGGATTGTGTTTGCTAACACCTTCCAGTTTTATCGGGTAAAC